GGAAAATTTATTAGAAATCTTCAATCGCGCATATATTACACCTTGGCCAAAGATATTTCAGAGTCTTTGTTTAACTATGGAAACGTGCCTACAGCAGAAAACCCAATAGCTGGAGAAATTAGTTTAGAGGGAAATATACTGCGCTGGGTAAATGATGGCTTGACTATTACTCTTACGATCGAAGAATGGTTCGACGGTGTACTTATCTCTACTACAGAAATTGTAATTCCAATAGGATCTTTTGGAGGGTGCTGGGTCGATTGTGACGGCGGGGGCTAGTGTTAGCTAATGAGACTCTTGTGGATAGGTGTATTAATACTTATTAGTGGTTGCGCTAGTCTCGGATTTCAAAATCAAACAAATTGTGCACCAGGTTTAATTTGCCCAGAAGGCCCCAAAATTGTCCCAAGCGCTACCGCGCAGCTAGTTAACCTACCTAAACCAAACAGCCAGGCGGTTGTAGCGGTTTATGAATTTAGCGACTTAACAGGACAAAGAAAATCAACAGATAATATTGCAAGTTTTAGCACAGCTGTAACACAAGGCGCTGTACACATACTTATCCAAGCATTAAGAGATGCCGGCAAGGGCAGTTGGTTTGTTGTTGTAGAAAGGTCTGGGCTTGATAATTTAAGTCGGGAAAGACAGCTTATAGTCAACACAAGACAAACTTATAACGGAGAGGAAGGCAACACCCTTAAACCGCTTTTATATGCGGGAATGATTTTAGAAGGAGGGATTGTTGGGATGGACACAAATGTCCGCACGGGAGGAAATGGAGCCAGATACCTTGGAATTGGTACAAAAAATCAATACAGAGAGGACATAGTTACCGTAAATTTGCGTGCAGTTTTAGTGCAAACCGGAGAAGTGTTGTTGAACGTCACAACAACTAAAACTATTTTATCAACAGGGTTTGGTACCGATGTGTTTAGGTTCATTGAAATGGGTACTGAGCTAGTAGAAATCGAATCAGGCAGTACAGGTAATGAGCCTGTAACACAAGCTGTAAGGACAGCTATAGAAGCCGCTGTGTACGGTCTTGTTATGGAAGGCATGGAAAAACGCTTGTGGGACTTCAATTATGGTACACTAGACCTGGAGGACGACAATGAAATTGATAAAGGTACTCAGTAGTACCCTCGTATTAATAGTTTCAGCTAGTGTATTTGCTGCAAACAATGACATCTATATAACCCAAACGGGAACGGGACTCACACTTACGATCGATCAAATCGGGGCAAGTAATACAGTAGGAACTTCTCAAGCTAGAGCAACATTAAGCGGCACAAGCATGACCGTTGATTTAGACCAGATTGGAGACAGTAACTCGTTAACAATGGCAATTGCGCAAGGTAATTCTTCTAGTTGGACATATAAAGCAACAGGAGACAGTAACACAGGTACGTTTGCTGTCGGTGCAACTGGAGACTCTGCGAACACAGACTTTGATTTTGAGGCAACAGGAGACTCCAACGTACTTACATTTACACAAGGGGACGCATCTACGGCTACAGGCGGTAACCAAGATTTTGTTATAACCGGAACATCAAATGATGTAAATGTTAAATGTAACTCGGTCGGCTGTATCAACAATTGGACTATTTCAGGAAATTCCAATGATGTTGATACACTACAATCGGGCAGCGCGGACCACGCAATTACTGTGGCTTTAACTGGAAGCAGTAATAACGTAGATGTAGACCAGACCGACACAACGAGCACCAATGTCGCAAATGTTATAAGCACGACCAGCAACGGCACTATTGATATAGACCAATGCGCTTCTGGCTGCTGATATTATTAGCAATCGGTACTACTACTAACGCAAACGAGATTGGTGAAATCTCTGAGCTGCGCGGCAACGGAGAAATTCTCAGAAGCCAGGGTGGCGACAAATTACTTGCCGAACTTGCTTTAGGCATACTCAGTAATGACGATGTGCGCACGGGCAATGGCCGTCTCGCCATAGAATTTGTAGACGATACAGTGTTAAAGCTGACAGAGCATTCAAAAGTGGTTGTGGATGAATATATCTTTGACCCAGATCCCACCAAAAGCAAACTAGCTCTCCGGATGGCATCTGGTACAGCATCTTTTTTATCTGGCAAACTATCAAAAATAGACAAACGAAATATATCCATCTCCACGCCATCGGCCCAAATCGCCATTCGCGGAACTTTCTTCAGTACAACAGTAGATGAATTAGGACGCTCGTTGGTGATCCTTTTGCCTGATGCTAACGGCGTTTCATCTGGAGAAATAGCGGTTACTACGCGGTCTGGAACAGAAATACTAAACAGGCCTTTTCAAGCGACAATGGTGACTACTTTTGAGTCACGACCAACTAGGCCTGTACTTTTGGGTAATTTAACTTTGGGCCTTATAAGCAATATGTTAATTGTTAACAAGCCGCCCGAAGTGCAAGATGCCATAGCAGAACAAGAGGGAGGCCCCAGAACAGAGCTAGACAGAGACTTTTTTGAAGACGCGCCTGATTTAGATAAAGATTACCTCGAAGAAGAGGAAGAAATAAACCGACTGGATATAGATTTATTAAGTTTTGATTTTCTTGTGGATCTTTTAGATATAGTTGAAGCCGGCTCTAAGAAAAAAGAAACATCTGGTGGTGAATTAAACGGAGTCGAATTACAAGGTATAATACCTGGGTACGATCCTGTGTATCAGACGTATTCATTCGTCGAGGGCGACCATGTTTATTTGGTACACCAGGGTGAAAACACGTTTGATATAGGTATTGATAAAGATGCTTCATCGTATGTAAATATTAATTCAGCTGGAATGATTATGGAGGTAGAAATAAATGGTGCGGGCGATAACACTATTATTATTAATCAGTCTCCATAGTATACAAGCGTATGCCGATAACTCTGTCATTGTGCAGACAAAAGGATCTGGTTCTAGTATTACAGTCAAACAAGTAGGCGCCGGCAATGTTACTGGTGTTTATTGCGGCCTAGGAAGTTTTGATAACACTTTAGTTAATACACATACCTGTGATAACGCCACGATTGGCGTAAGCGTGGATGGCAGCTCAAACGTAGCTTACGCTCAATCTGTTTGGTCTAATCACGATAGTCAGGTCTGGTCAATTACTGTTGATGGAGACGACAATTACGCGGTCATAGATATGGACCAAGACGATAACAGCTCTACTATCATACAAACCGGTAACGATAACGATGCTTTGATATTAGGCACTGGTAACAATAATGTTTATAAGATCGAGCAAACTGGCAATGATATGTACGCTAAGTTTTTGACGTTTGCTGATAACTCAGATATTTGGAGTACCCAAGAAGGAACTGGCAACCACAATGTGTATGTTTACAATGCAAATGGTGCTGATAATAATTCGACCAGGGTAATACAAAAAGGATCTGGAAATAAAGATGCAGACGTATTTTGGTATGCAGATAACGGCGATTTGAATTTAACACAACAAGGCAATGGTGCGCACACCTCTAACATAAAGTTTTACACCAATGATTATGATGTTAATGTCATACAAAAAGGTGCCACAAATCAGTCTTACTCTGTAACTTTTAACTGCACGTCAAACTGCAATAAAACAATTAGCATAACTCAACAATAATGCGAAAGTGGTTGCTTGTAATTATATTGGCCGCTTTGAGCTTGCCGGTAGTTTATGAAATTACACCTTATGAGGTTCTTAAACTAAAAACATTTGACGCGCTAATACCAAATCAACAACCAAGCGGCTATTTCACCATATTGAATATTACAGAAGCCGATATAGAAAAAGAGGGTGGCTATCCTCTAAGCAGACAAACACTAGCCAGGATACAGGTAGACTTACTAAATGAAGGCGCTATGGGCGTGGGATATGTTATTGCGTTTCCGCAGCCAGACCGTTTCGGTGGTGATGCTCAGTTTGCAGAAGCCCTTTCATACGGTCCCAGTGTCTTGGCTATGTTTGAAAACGACAATAACGAGTACCCGCCAACAACAGGCACGGTCATACTTGGCGACGATGTGGGTGGCATCAATGTAGAGGGTGTCATACAAAACATAGAGATCTTAAAACAAAACGCCAGCCAAGGCATTGCTGTGGCTAGACCAGAAATAGATTCACTGGTTCGACGTTTGCCGCTTTTAATGCGCACACCAGACGGATGGGTGCCCGCTTTTGGTACCGAGGTTCTTAAAATATTGGCCGAGGCAGATACTTACATTATAAATACCAGTGATAATGGATTATCAGAAATACGAGTAAAAGGCCTTAATCCAGTCAAAGTAGACCCATTGGGGCGCAAGTGGATAAGTTTCGTGAATACTCCACAAACTGATCTTGCAGAAATGGACGTTGCCGGAAAGTTTGTATTTGTTGGTTTTACAGCAAAAGGCATCATGCCGCAGCTGTCAACGCCAGCTGGGTTAATGGAACCACACAAAATACAAGCCGCTTTGGCAGAAAGCATACTCATAGAAAACAGCCCTTATGTGCCAGGTTATGCACTGGCGGCTGAATTGGCCATATTATTGGCCACAGTAGCCCTTACATGGCTTCTGGTGCTTAATTTAGGCATTACCCTAGGTATAAGCTCGTTTGCTGTTGTTTTTGCTCTTACAGGGTATGGTGGAGTGTACCTTATACAGCAAGGTATGCTTATAGATGTCAGCTGGGCCTTAATTTCGCAGTTTTTGACGGCTTCTACAGCGTTTTACCTCAATTTTAGGCAACAATTTAAGCTTAGACAGCAGATTAAGAAGCAATTCGAGCATTATTTGGACCCTAGACAAGTCAAACAGCTCCAAAAACAGCCTGATTTGCTTAAATTAGGTGGTGAATCGCGTTATTGCACGTTTTTGTTTACAGATCTTCGTGGTTTTACGTCTATGAGCGAAAAAATGACGCCAGAAGAGGTAGCAAACATAATGAATACCACTCTGACGATCCAAGTCGAAGAAATACAGCGTTCAGGAGGAATGATTGACAAATTTATCGGGGACGCTTGCATGGGCATCTTTTCGGCACCTTTGGATTTAGCCAGGCATGAAGACAGAGCAATAGAAGCTGCGGTAAGAATCCAGGAACGAATCAAAAAACTCAATGAAACGATGGACCAAGAAATTGCTATAGGTGTGGGCATCCAATCTGGATCAGCCTGTGTTGGGAATATGGGGTCAAATACTAGGTTCGATTACACAGCAATCGGAAATTGTGTCAACGAAGCTGCCAGGTATGAAAGCAGCACAAAAGCAGTTGGAGTTGATATAATTATAGGATACGAATGTGCAAAAGCTTGCAAATATTTGCTAAAAGAACTAAAACCGATTAAAGTAAAAGGGAAAGAAAGTAAACTGAGGGTGTATACATGGGATTCAAACTTGCAGCAATTGCCACCGGCCTCTTAATTGTGGTCGCTGGCGGTTCTGCTTTTTACATAAAGTATCAAGCGAACGAGATAGCCACATTGAAGGCTAACTCTATTATTTTAGAGGGCAAGATTGAAGAGCAAAACGCATCGATAGATAACTACTTGGCCAAACAAAGAGAAACTACGGAGCAGATCAACGCCCTTACTGCGCAAAACCAAGAAGCAATGCGAGAAGTAAACCAGCTCAGAAACACCTTCCAAAGACACAGCCTCGGAAACCTAGCATTAGCCAAGCCTGGCTTGATAGAAAACGTAATTAACAGAGGCACCAAAAAAGTCGGCCTTGACTTTGTGGAGCTAACAAACCCAAATATGTTTGATGAAAAGCCTGTTACTGATTAGTTTGACTTTCCTCATGTGCAGCTGTTCATTGCTGCCGCGTACGCAACCGGTTGAAGTAAAAACTATCACTTTGCCCGCACCGATGTACCACCCTCCGATGCCGCTTGAAGTAAATATGCAAGATCTGACTTGGAGGGTTCTCACCCCAGAACTTATGGCTGAATACTTGAAATTAGTAGAAGAAGGCAAGGCCCCGCCGGAAGCGTACTACGCTCTCAGCACACAGGGATATGAGTCGTTAAGCATGAATATGGCTGAGTTAAAAAGATACATAACTAATGTTTTAGCAATAATTGAATACTACAGAGAACAAGACAAAGAAGCTTCTGTAGAACAGGAGAATGAAAATGAGTAATGCACCAGACGCTTTTGTTTACAACGCTACCCTCGACAGAATTATAGACGGAGACACCTTTGATTGCGTCCTCGATCTGGGGTTTGATGTAAAATTACACAAACAGCGTGTTCGTCTTTCTGGAATTGACACCCCCGAATCTAGGATTAACACAAAGCGATACCCAGAAAGAGCCAAAGAAAAAATTATGGGTAAAGCGGCAAAAGCAAGATTGGCAGAGCTTTGCAAAGGTAGTTTCAAAGTCAAATCTTTAGGTAAAGGTAAATATGGTAGAATTTTGGGTATCCCTTATACGGAAGATGGCAAAGATATTTGTCAAATACTTATCAATGAGGGCCATGCCGTTCAATATCACGGCGGCAAAAAAATCAAAGTATGGGGAAAATAACATGAAAATATCAGAAGAGGGAAAGGCTCTTATTAAAAAATTTGAAGGCTGTGAGCTTGAAAGTTATCGCTGTAGTGCTGACGTAATTACTCTAGGTTTTGGGCATACAAAAGGCGTAAAAGAAGGTGACACTTGTACGCAAGAAGAAGCAGACCAAATGTTAGAAGAAGACCTTGCAGAATTTGAGGAATATGTTGATAAGTACGTTGAGGTTGATATTTCTCAAAACCAAAGAGACGCTTTAATTTCGTGGACATTTAATTTGGGTCCGCAAAACCTAAAAACTAGCACGATGCTCAAAGAATTAAACGCTGGAAATTATTCAAAAGTGCCCTTCGAGATGCGTCGATGGAACAAAGCTGGTGGTCAAACTTTAGAAGGCCTTATTCGTAGACGAGAGGCAGAAAGCTTATTGTTTGAAGGCAAAGAGTGGCATGAAGTTTAATACATAGTTATGCCAGAGCTTTCTTTAAAAGATTTTGATATTTTGTCACAGCAAGACAAAACAGAGGCTGTTGCGCTTTTAAACAGATATGACCAAATAGAATTACAAGATAAATGCCAGGGCGACTTTATTAGTTATGTAAAACATCTTTGGCCAGAGTTTATAGAAGGGCGACACCACAAAATCATTGGCGATAAGTTTAATAAGATTGCGCAAGGAAAACTAAAACGACTGATAGTATGTTTACCACCTAGGCACTCAAAGTCTGAGTTTGCTAGTACCTACTTTCCAAGCTGGATGATGGGTTTGCGTGGCGACTTAAAGATAATACAAACAACACACACCGCGGAGCTTGCTGTTAGGTTCGGCCGTAAAGTAAGAAACATTATTGACAGCGAAGATTACCAAAAAGTTTTTCCAGACTTAAAGCTCCAGGCAGATAACAAGTCGGCTGGACGATGGACCACTAACCAGGAAGGTGAATCATTCTATGCTGGTGTGGGTGGTGCGATTACAGGTCGTGGCGCGGATCTATTAATTATTGATGACCCTCATTCTGAGCAAGATGCTTTGTCACCGACAGCGATGGAGTCGGCTTATGAGTGGTATACGTCTGGACCTAGACAGCGTTTACAGCCTGGCGGAATCATAATTATAGTTATGACGCGATGGTCTACAAAAGACCTGGTTGGTAAAGTATTAAAGAATCAAAGCGCAGATCATGCCGACCAATGGGAGATTGTAGAGTTTCCAGCAATTATGCCTGAGACAGAAACACCTCTATGGCCAGAGTTTTGGAAAAAAGAAGAGCTGCTATCTGTTAAGGCATCTTTACCGATCGCCAAATGGAACAGTCAGTGGCTACAGAATCCTACAGCTGAAGCCGGATCTATTGTAAAGAGAGAGTGGTGGAACAGGTGGGAAAAGGAAGATGTTCCGCCTTACAGCTATGTTATACAAAGCTATGACACGGCTTTTAGCAAAAAAGAAACTGCTGACTACTCGGCTATAACAACTTGGGCAATATTTAAACCTGGCGTTTCTGGTGATGAAGATGCTGAACAAATTATGTTGTTAGACGCAAAAAGGGTGCGCGTAGATTTTCCAGAATTAAAAAAACTAGCTTGGGATGAATATAAATATTGGGAGCCAGATTGTGTGCTAATAGAAGCAAAAGCAAGCGGCACACCTTTGACGCAAGAATTAAGAAGAATGGGCATACCTGTTACAGCTTATACTCCAAGCCGAGGGCAAGACAAAGTGGCCAGGATGAACTCAGTTGCGCCTATATTTGAAAGCGGTATGGTTTGGGCACCAGAGGAAGATTTCAGTGACGAAGTTATTGAAGAAATGGCAAGCTTTCCGTATGGGGACCATGACGATTATTGTGATAGTGCTACAATGGCTTTGATGAGATTCAGGCAAGGCGGCTTTTTATCGCTTGATGCCGATTATCCAGATCAAGCGGATTTCTTAAACAAGAAGCGCGTGGTGTATTATTAACAACGAACAAAAGTGTTACACTGAATTATGGCTATAGAGAAAAGAGAACAAATTCAAAGCGAAACCCCAGACGTAAAAGTAACAGGTTCATCTGTTGAGGTTTTTCCAGAACCCTCTAGGGCAGATCAAATTAAAAATGCCGCCGAAATACTTGTAGCAGAAGAAGGTATTTTAATTGGTGACGAACAGTTAGAAGACGAAGTGCCACCTATGGAGTTTGGTGCAAATTTAGCCGAACTAATAGAAGACAGTGTTTTAAATAAATTAGCTGGCGACATACTTGAATCTATAAACCAAGACAAAGAATCAAGATCGGACTGGGAAAAAACATACACGGATGGCCTAAAATATTTAGGCATGAAGTTTGACGAGGGAAGATCACAGCCCTTTGAAGGTAGCTCTGGGGTTATTCACCCGATTTTGGCAGAGGCCGTTACTCAATTCCAAGCGCAAGCTTACAAAGAAATGTTGCCAGCCAAAGGTCCGGTAAAAACACAAATTATCGGTGCCAGGACAGTAGAGACAGAAACACAAGCTGATCGCGTTCAAGAATTTATGAACTTCTACATTATGAATGTAATGAAGGACTACGACCCCGAACTAGATATGCTTTTGTTTTATTTACCTCTAGCGGGTAGCGCATTTAAAAAGGTTTACTTTGATAACGTCTTGAACAGGGCGGTTTCTAAGTTTATTGCACCCGAAGATTTGATAGTGCCATACGAAGCTTCAGATCTTTCTAGTGCTGAGCGTGTAACTCACGCTATAAATATGTCTCACAACGAAATCAAGAAACAACAGCTTTCTGGTTTTTATGCAAATGTGGATGTAAGCAAACATTCATACGACTCTAGTGAATCAGATGTAGAAGCAGAAATAGACAAGCTTCAGGGCATCAAAGGTAGCTATGCGGAAGATCGGGACCATACAGTTTATGAGGTTCACTGTATTTTAGACCTAGAAGGGTTTGAGGATATAGGAGAAGATGGCGAGCCTACCGGATTAAAACTGCCATACATTGTCACGATAGATGAACAATCAGAGCAAGTTTTAGCAATACGAAGAAATTACAACGAAGGCGACCCCTACAAGAACAAGATTAACTTTTTTGTTCAATACAAGTTTTTACCAGGGCTTGGTTTTTATGGATTAGGCCTGTCTCACATGATTGGTGGCATATCAAAAGCCAGCACATCAATATTGAGGCAATTAATTGATGCTGGAACATTAGCTAACTTGCCAGCCGGCTTTAAAGCCAGGGGCATGAGAATTAGGGATGAAGATGAGCCGTTACAGCCAGGCGAGTTTAGAGACATAGATACAACGGGTGGCAATTTAAGAGAAAATTTAATTCCCTTGCCGATAAAAGAACCAAGCAGTGTGCTTATGAGTTTGCTTGGTATTTTAGTAGATTCAGGAAAACGGTTTGCAGCAATAGCTGACACAAATATAGGCGACGCTAATGCGGCGATGCCTGTAGGCACGACTGTGGCTTTATTAGAGCGCGGAACAAAAGTTATGAGCGCTATCCATAAACGATTGCACTATGCTCAGAGGCTAGAATTTCAATTACTTTCAAAAGTATTTTCCGAATATTTACCCCCTGATTACGGATATGAAACGGGCACTGGGCCTGGTGCAATCAAACAAACCGATTTTGATGACCGTATAGACATCATACCGGTATCAGATCCAAACATATTCAGCCAAAGCCAAAGAATTACTTTAGCTCAAGAGTTGTTACAGATGGTGCAAAGTAACCCAGACATACACGGACCAACTGGTATGTTTGAAGCGTACAGAAGAATGTACGCAGCTCTGGGTGTTGATAACGTCGAAAGTTTGATACAACCACCACCAGACATGACTCCAAAACCTATAGACTCAGGTTTAGAAAACAGCGGTTTGATGATGGGCCAGCCACAACAAGCCTTTGAATCACAAAACCATCAATCACATATTGAGGCACACAGAAGCTTATTTTTGACTCAAGTGGTTAAAGAAAACCCACAAATTCAATCTATCATTATTAGCCACTGTATGCAGCATTTACAGTTTATGGCAGCGCAAATAGCGCAAGAACAAATACCGCCAGAAGTACAAGAGCGTATCCAAGCGGTACAGGAACAAATGCAACAGCTACCTC